TGTTGGTGCTCTTACAGCTAATGCTAACCGCTACTACAGAAGGGTCAAGGTAACAAACCTAATGTAAATCGTATCACGATATACACACCAAGAGACCCTTCGGGGTCTCTTTTTTTATGCTAGTATACCTAAATAATTCTGTAGAATAGGTATAGCCATGAACGGTAGGCTTAATAAAGTTGAAATGACTTCTAAACTCATGCAACTTAAGAGGGAGCTACATTATAAATGTGAGATTGGAGAGAAGGGTCAGTGGGAATGTATTGGTGCTGATAATTATTTGAATAAGGCATTGGACGTACTAGACGAATATTATATGTAATGCTACAATGGACACATGACAGAAGAAATGATCAAGAGGATCACCTATACCAAGGAGGAAGTGGATAGGATGATTGCCCACGCAGTCGAGGTTGCAGTTGCTGAAGCACGTGCAATCGATGAAGCATCAATGCGTAAGCACAATAGAGATGCAACGATCATTAGCATGATCTTAGGTTTCACTGCGCTTGCTTTATTTGTTGATGGTCTTCTAAGAATTTTAGGTATCATTCCACCATTCGCAGGTATTGATGTTGATATTATTGATCAGATTGTAGAGAGGGTAGAGCAAGATGTTATACCACAGGTTGAGAAGTATAAGGCATATATCCCACGGATATAAATATCTCAGTAAAGACTCTCGTCTTAGACTGACTATTATTGCCTGTAAGACTCGTCTTAATAGGACTGTTAGTTTAGAAGATAGGATCTGGGCTTATAAATTAGTTGAAAATAGCGACCATGCCAGAGGTATTTGGGAAAGAATGACATGACTACTTGGAACAAACAAATACAGAATAGAAACTTCCTGTCTCCTATAGGATTCAAGTTTAGTCTTGCGAAGTATCCAAAGATATCATACTTCTGTCAGACTGCTAACATACCTAGTATGAATCTTGGTATACAGCAGCAACCAACACCATTCAGATCATTACCATTAGAAGGATTCATTGAATATGATCCACTAACACTATCATTCCTTGTAGATGAGGATCTAGAGAACTATCTGATACTACATAACTGGATACGTGCACTAGGTACTCCTGATGATACGATGGAGAGAAAGAATTATAAGTTAAAGATGCAGCAGGAGTTTGGTAAGGATAATAACGACCTGTATGCTGATGGTACATTGATGGTATTGAATAGTAATTTCAACCATAACTTTGATGTAGTATTTGAAGACCTTATACCCATAGGGTTGAATGCATTGGAGTTTAATGCTAGTGTAGATGGTACAGAATACGCTACAGCACAGGTATCATTTAGATACCTAGCATTTCAAATAAGATCTAAGGAAGATACTAAGAGGAATACTCAACTAACATAATGAATCTTGATAAAATTGAGGAGTTGTGGGCAAAGGACGCTGAAGCATTCTTTGATCACAGGGATCTACCAGAGTTGCTTGCCAACGATAGTATGGAAACCCCTAAACTCCATGCAAAGTATTTGCAATTACACAATGAATTTAAACTTATGATGTCTGATGCACAGACAAAGTATAAGAAGTTGTACAAGGATAAGTGGTTATATTACAATGGCAAAGCACCATCCTCTGTGTACGCAGAGAAACCCTTTGACCTTAAGGTATTGAAGGGTGATCTTGATATGTTTATCGATAGTGATGAGGATGTGTGTAGAGCTAAGCAGAAAATAGACTACCTTGAAACTTGTATAAATTCTATTGATAGGATACTTAAGGAGATCCATAATAGAGGATTTGCTATTAAGAATACTATCGAAATTGTAAAGTATTATGGGATTCGATGACCACCATCACAAAGAAGAACGAAGTCTTCCTGAAGGTGGAGGCAGAACCTCATCTTCATAAAGAATTAAGTGAGCATTTTCAGTTTGAAGTGCCTGGTGCTAAGTATATGCCAGCAGTCAAACGAAGATACTGGGATGGAAAGATAAGATTGTATTCACCTGGTACGGGTGAGATATATGTAGGACTATATGATTACCTTACTGATTACCTAGAGAAGAGAGGGTATGAATATAGCATTGTTGAAGATAAATACTTTGGTAGACCTAATGAGGTTGAGGAGTATGTCACACCTGAAGGCACAGCGGCTTTTATTCGTGCTCTTAGGATCCCCTTTAAAGCAAGAGATTATCAGCTTAAAGGAATTTACTCTGCGCTTAAATTTCGTCGCAAGCTTTTATTATCCCCCACGGGATCAGGTAAATCGCTCATAATATATGCATTGGTGCGTTGGCACCTGTTAAAGGAGAGATCTATATTAATTATTGTACCAACTGTGTCTCTGGTAGAGCAGTTGCATAAAGATTTTCAAGACTATGGTTGGCATGCTAAGGATGTCTATAAGATCATGGGTGGAGTGGAGAAATATACAGATGAATCAGTAGTAATTAGCACGTGGCAGAGTATATACAAGGAACCTAAGAGATTCTTTGAAAGATTTGACGTTATCATAGGTGATGAAGCACACCAGTATAAGGCAAAGAGTCTTACTGGGATACTAACTAAGTGCATGGATGCGAAGTATCGTATAGGTTTGACTGGTACCTTAGATGGTATGGAAGCACATCAACTAGTACTAGAAGGATTGTTTGGTAGGGTTGATAGGGTAACTAAGACATCAGACCTGATGAAGAAAGGACACCTAACACCATTGAAGGTGCGGATTGTACTACTAAGACATGGGTGGGTACCCTTTGATCACTATCAACAAGAGATGGAATACCTATGTATGCACACCAGACGTAGCAACTTTATATGTAATCTGGCACTAGATTTGAAGGGTAACACTCTTATATTATTCAATTACATAGAGAAGCACGGAGAACCTCTGTGGGAAATGATAAATAATAAGGTAAGTAAAGATCGAAAGATATTTTTCATACACGGTGGCGTTGATGCCTATGAAAGAGAAGAAGCACGTGCTATATGTGAACGTGAAAAAGATGCTATAATATTAGCATCGTACGGAACCTTCTCTACTGGTATTAATATCAAGAATCTTCATAATGTTATCTTTGCTTCTCCTAGTAAATCTAGGGTAAGGAATCTACAATCCATTGGAAGGGTATTGAGGAAGGGTGATAACAAAGCACAGGCAATGTTATATGATATTGCTGATGACTGCTCTAAGGATCATCAATACAATTATACATTAAGGCATCTATCAGAAAGGATTAAAATATATGATGAAGAATCGTTTGATTATGAAATTACTAAAGTTAATTTAAAGATATGACAATTAACTACATTAGACACGAGCAAGAATTCTTTGGAGTCATAAAGTTAAAGACTGGTGAAACCATTCTTGGTACTATGATTGCTACTGAGGAGGACTCAGCACCAGGTAAAACTGTATTTTACGTACAGGATCCTGCCTGTCCACACACCAACCATATTGAAAAGGATGGACAGATGGGCATGGCAGTTGGACTGATGAAATGGATGATGTTTGCCGATGAGGAATTCTATATGGTTAATGAAGAAGATGTTGTTACAGTAGCACCTATGTCAATGGAATCTATACTCATGTATAAGATGTGGGTTAGAAAAGAAAAGGGTGGTAACAAATCTGAAGTTGAAGTGAAGATTAATAAGAATATGGGTCTACTTGGTAAGGTATCAGATACTAGAGCTAAGTTGGAAGACTTCTGGAAACGCACTAATATTGACAAGAAGTAAACAATACTATACAATGTATACAGGTGAGATAATCATATGGCAGCACGAGTGGCACGTAAACAAAAACAACATTACGTTGACAACAAGAAGTTTTTAGCAGAGATCACGAAGTATCGTGAGGCTGTAGATGAAGCACGTACATTAGATAAAGAAAAACCGAGGATAACACACTACCTTGCTGAATGTTTCTTAAAGATTGCTACACATTTATCCTATAGACCAAACTTTATAAACTATATGTTTAAAGAGGATATGATATCGGATGGAGTTGAAAATTGTGTACAATATATCGATAACTTTGATCCTGCTAAGTCAAAGAATCCTTTTGCTTATTTCACACAGATAATATACTACGCATTTCTCAGACGTATTGCTAAAGAGAAGCGTCAGATGGATATAAGAGACAAGATAATAGAAAAGAGTGGGTATGAGCAAGTCTTCCACTCAGATAATAATGATGATCATTCTGAGATGAATCAGATTAAGGGTCGTATTGAAACAAACATGAGGGGATAATGTCTGATTTATGGGCTGGTTATAGATCAGCAGTCTTTGATGTCTTCCCCGACCTAAAATTTGAATCTAATCATGCAACATGGGAGAATAAGAGAGGCACTAAGTTAACTGCTGATCTATACAGTGGTAAGTATTTCCTTAAGTCTAGGCATGTAGATATATGGGACGGAAAGAAGCTTAATATACACAACAATATAATCTATCCTAAGACACCAAAGGTAGGTGAGACTATAGTCCCTTGCTTTGGCATGGACTTGATGGGATTTAGTGACAAGAAGGTTATAATAGTATTTGATTTCCAACATCCAACAGAGAATTATCTCTTAGATGTACCACCATTACCTAAGACAACAGAGAAGTATCGTTTCTTTGAACCAGGTAATCATTTCTCTAACAATATATTTGTAAGACACTGTACGGCAGATCTTGTTGACACATATCTACCTACATTCAAATATTATTTGTCACTCTATAAGGAGATGATAGAGAATACTAAACCTACTGGAGAAGATGGTACCTATTATCATGACTTTGATAAGTATATGATCAAGTTGGATCCTATATCGGGGTATCTGGGTAGTGCCTTTGGTAAAGAAGAGTCGGAGAAAATAATCAGGGAATTCTTTTTTAGTTATGCGTGAGTTAACAGAAGACATATGTGGATTGCTCCTTAGTACTATTGAGGATCTACCTGATGTAGAACCATTAGAAAGTAAGCATGGTATAGTCGAGAAGGATGGTCTCACCATTCGTAATAGAATGTTTAAGTCACCTGAGTTAAGGAAGATTCATATAGAAGAAGCAGAGATAGGTGGGATAAAGATACTACATTGTGTATTCTTTCCTGATCCTCACTATGCTCTACCTATATTTGGATGTGATATCGTATCCAATGGTAAGGCAGTTACTGCTGCTATAGTTGATGTATCTCCTGTGTATGGTGTTGGTGAAGAATTTTATAAGGAGATAAGAGATCTTAGTAACAACTTTAGTTTTAGTGGTAAGAGACCACTCCCACTGTGGGGTGATGATATCTTTTCACCATACTGTAAGTTTACAAGATTGACTGAAGAGATTGACAAAGCAAACTTCTATTGTATTGTCCTCCTATACCTTAAGGAGTATCGTGATAGAGTCCTCACTACTGAGAGAGATACCTTCTGGGTTAATACCATGAAGAGATTGGATGATCAGATCTGGTACTGTGAGAGTCAAAAGCGAAATGATAAGACACGTGCTATACTAGAGAAGTGGTTTGACACAGAGTGGACAGATAAGTATATGAACGAGGTGTTATTCGATGAACCAAATCTTAAATCTATTCCCCGTCCCAGTTTTGAGGGGCCATATTGATCCACCTTTAGGTCTGATTGAAGAATTAGAAATTATGTACGAGAAGTGCACACCTGGTGTGTGGGCTTCAGAGACAGGAGTATCAACTGGAGAGTTGGGTATGGGTCTCCATCAGAATTCACCTATTATGGAAGACTTGATAACAAGTATGATGCCTTCTGTAGTAGAGTATTGGGATCAGCATTTAGGATACGCACCTGCTGAGATTCAACCCACTGCCTCTTGGTCTAACCTACATGGTAGGGGTGACTATACTGGTGAGCATTCACATTGCAATGGTAGATTGGGGTGTCATATAGCATCTGTATATTATTTGGAGAAGGGTGAAGGTGGTGATATTGAGTTGGTTGATCCATTAGATTACATTCGTAGGCTGACCCCATTGCAAAAAGATCATGGTGATGCTATCATGTCATCACCAGTGGAAACTAGGAGTGGTGATTTCCTATTATTCCCAGGTTGGATACGTCATAGGACACAACCTGCAACTTGGAAACGACACGCTATTAGCATAAATTTTAACGGCAATCTAATATGAGTAAGGTACTCCTGATAACTGATCAACATTTCGGTGTGAGGAATGACAATATACATTATGTTGAGAGGTATCGTAAGTTCTATACTGATACAGTCTTACCTTTTATCGATAAGGAAGGTATCACTGAGATATTAAATCTTGGAGATACCTTTGATAGAAGAAAGGCAATTAACTTTTCCTCCTTAGAGGCAGCAAAGGAAATGTGGTTTAGACCTTTGCAAGATAGAGGTATTAAACAGACAATACTACTAGGAAACCATGACATCTATTTCAAAAATACTCTCCGTGTTAATTCTCCTGAGCTTTGCCTTGGGGAGTTTGATAATATTGAGATCATTTATTGTCCAGGTGAGAGGGTTATAGGTGGTAAGTTAATGATGCTTGTACCATGGATATGTGATGAAAACCGTCAAGCATGCATGGAAGCAATTAGGGATACCGATGCTAAGTATTGTATGGGTCATTTTGAATTGAATGGTTTCGATCCGATACCTGGTTTTACTATGGATCATGGTGATGACCCAAACTTATTGAAGAAGTTTAAGATGGTATGCTCTGGACATTTCCATTTTAAAAGTAGTAAGGGTAACATTAGATACCTAGGTAACCCTTGTCAGTTGTATTGGAATGATTATGGTGCTGCAAGAGGGTTTCATACTCTAAATAATAATGGAAGTTTAACATTCTATGAGAATCCTTTTAAAACATTTCATAAAATATATTACAACGACGAATTTAATCTAACACCTAAACAACTCAAAGACCTTGACGGAATGTATGTGAAGGTTATAGTAGAAGAGAAGAAAGATCAGGTTAAGTTTGACAGTGTTGTACGTAGACTGCAATCTGCTGGTCTAGCAGACCTTAAGATCATTGAGGACATGTCATATGAATTGGATGATATTGATGATGATGTTGAGGTGGAAGATACTTTGACTATACTTGAGCAATGTGTGTCTGAATTTGAAAACAAAGAAGGAATATTTAAAATACTAAAATCGCTATACATGGAGGCTGCGGAGGTCTAATGTTTGTGCTACTAGACAAAAAGACTGGTGGTGTGTATGCTGTAAGAGATGATGACCATACTGAGCGTGTGGTTCAAATATTTCTTGACAAGGATGATGCAGTACGGTATTATCAAATGCTGAGAGCTGACAATTATCCTAGGAAACTCTCTGTCCAAGAGATAGAAGAGGACCAAGTCAAGGAAAATTGTACAATGCATGGATATGCATTTAGTTTCATCAGACCTGATGATTTTGTTATACCACCACCACAAGATTGAATGATTGTATTTGAAAAGATTCGTTGGAAGAATTTCCTATCTACAGGTAACTCTTTCACAGAGGTGAATATTAATGATGCTCAATCTCATTTGGTTATAGGAGCAAATGGTGCAGGGAAATCTACTATGTTAGATGCTCTGTGCTTTGTTTTGTTCAACAAACCATTTAGAAAGATCAGTAAGAGTCAGTTGGTTAATAGTATTAATGAACGAGAGACATCAGTAGAGATAGAATTCCGTATAGGTGGTACGAATTACCACGTGATTAGAGGCATCAAACCAAATGTATTTGAAATTTATAGAAACGGTACGCTCCTTGACCAAGAAGCTGCTCAGAAGGACACCCAAAAATATTTGGAGCAATCAATCCTCAAGTTTAACTTCAAATCCTTTACACAAGTCGTCATCCTCGGATCATCCACATTTGTCCCATTCATGCAACTCGGAGCAAGT